TAGTAGTAGACTCCCTAGAGAGCAAAGACTACTACAACATGGGCACGGTGGAGGAGTTGCAGAAAGAGTTGACCACGCAGGAGGGACAGTTGGTAGTGGCATCACAGAAAGTCAGAGATGCCGAAGCACAATACAATAAGGATCCTGATGAGATAAACTTGAAGGTTCTTACAGACCGCCAGAATACTCAGACCGGAGTACAAGCAAAAATTGATGAGTTAAAAAGGGCAATACAAGATAAGATGTCAGCACCTTCTTTATTGTTCCAAAAGAGAGACCCTACAGGGATGGAAAATGATGATCATTTAATGGAACGATCAACTTTACGTTATGGGAATGTGATTGATGTGAACTCATTGGACATTGAAGAACCCACAGGACAAACTGCTGATTGGTTGGCCATTGTTACTTACATTACAGGTTTTGTTGTAACAATTCTTCTGAAAGGTTTATACATGCTGACTACAAGGGGAAGACAGACAGTTAAAGATAACAAGGGCACCCGGATCCGGTTTAAGGATGACAGTTCTTATGTTGAAATTAACAACATTAGGCAACCCAAACACCTGTATGTGTCTATGCCTAGTGCCCAGTCTAGTATGAAAGCTGATGAGATTACTCCGGGGAGATTCAGGACAGTTGTATGTGGGTTGTATCCTGCTCACATAAAAGCTAAACAGATGATTAGTCCTGTGATGGGTGTGATAGGGTTTCCTGCACTTGTTAGAAACTGGGATGAGAGGATTGTAGAGTTTTATAAGGAGGAGTGTCCTTTTAAATTTGAAATCAAAGGATATGCAGGACCTGCTCCTGCAAAGCCAACAATGAAAGATTTTCTAATGACAAGGCAAGTGGATCTTAATAACATGGTGAATGAAGAATACAGTAAAATTAGAGATATGGCGCGTCAGGCTGGCTGCAGTTTGTTTGAATCAATTAGTAGCCCTTCTGCAGCCTGGGTTTTTGCGGGGGCTCCTGATAGGTGCCCCCCGAGTTGCCTTTATATTGCAGGGATGGCAGAGCTTGGTGCTTTCTTTTCTGTTTTGCAGGACATGAGGAATGCAGTTTTAGCTTCTAAACTTGCAGGAACTGCTGAGGAAAAGTTACAAAAAAAGTCTTCCTTTTATCAGTCATATCTAAGACGAACTCAATCAATGGGGGTACAAGTTGATCAGAGATTAGCTATAACATTCATGGCATGTTGGGGAAAAGAAGCTGTGGATCATTTCCACCTTGGGGATGATATGGACCCTGGTCTGCGTGCACTTGCACAGGCCTTGATTGATCAAAAAGTTAAAGAAATATCTAATCAGGAGCCAATTAAGTTATAGGGATATAGCAGTAATAGGAATAAGGTTAGGACCTAAGTCAGCATGATTATAAATTTAGTTAGATAATAAATGAAGCAGTAAGCTAAGATAAGATAGTCTATGTAGTGATTATGTTAAGTTAGTAGAGTTAAGATATTAGCCCATAAATAGCAGTTAAGTTTTAGGAAATAGTTATTAGTATAGGAGGGTAAGTTAAGGTTAGTTAGAAGAGAAAAATGGTAGCTTATCTTAATGAACCAATTACTCAATAATTGATGTATGAAAAATCTCAAGCACACTTCCAATGGTAAGTTACATATGGTAAGACTGGTGGCAGGTTGATCATCAAAACTGTGATTTTCATAACAGGGATTAATTTATTAATTATAAGTTCATAATTTATATAATTTATATTCATCTAGACTTTATACCTACCTCATCCATCTTAAACACTCCATTCACACAACACCACTACCTCAAATTATTTCCTGAAATTGCTTTTTAGGGAGCATACTACTA